TACCCTTAATAAAACAACTCATCTCAATAGGATCGGCAACAGCAGCCGAAACGTTAATATTACGAGAAATAGGAGTATTACTCTGAATCCAACCAGCCGACAAAGTAGGCAAAGACGAATAATCATCAGCCATATGCAAATAATCTCGAGACGTCGGAAAATCTGACCGCATCTCTGAAGTCACCATATTATCATCAAACCGCAACTCATAACCATACTCTTGAAAACCAAAAGTCGCCTCATTATTAGTATCATTATTAGTAAAATAAATTTCCTTATTCTTAATAGCAACTTCACCAATATTAGAAAACTCAGGCTGGTACCAATCAAAACGAGTACGATAAGAAAACTCTTTCGGCAAACCACATTGATAAGTAATATTACTACGAGCCGAAACCAAAATCATAAAAACACCATGCTCAACAAAACTATGATTAATATCCATAAAATTAAGAGCTTGAGAAAATTGAGCCAAAGTAGCCTGAGGAGTATTATCAGTCTCTGAAGTCTGAGGAACAACATGACCATCAAAAGTCCAAGTCATACCACCCAAATACTCAGGACGATTAAGCCGAAAATCAGGAACAGTAACACCATAACGATGCTGAATAGCCTCAACATCACGAGTACCACCACGAGAATCAGCCTCTAACAAATGCTGAATAGCAACAGATGTCCGAAGAGCATTAATAGTAATAGAAGTAGCAGAAGCTAAATCAGTAGCCAATCCCGAAGCATACTGTAATGCAATACCAACACCAGTAGCAGTACCATCAATCCGAAGACCTAAAGAATCAGCACCAGTCTCAATATCACGAGTAAAACTAGCAGGATTACTAGACATCCGAAAAGTACCAGTAGAAACAACAGGAGCGGTACTACCCAACGAAATAGAAACAGGAGAACCCTTCTGTTGAGCAGTCAAAGCACTAGTAAACTTATCATGACGCTTACCGCGATTAGCCAAAGTAGCATAGTCAGACGGAGCATCAGGACCATCATCCAAATCCACAACACGAGGAGACTGCAAATTCTGATCACGATAATTATCGTTAAAAATCAAATTATAAGCCCGACCAGCATAATTATTAATATGCTGAGTAGATGCCGCCAAACTAGCAGTAGCAGGACGAATACCAATATAATCATAAAAAGACTTTGCAGCAAAACCAGATGTTAAACCAGTTAAATCAATCTTAGGACTCGTCAAAGCACTATTATCCTGAGAAGGACCACCAGGCTGAGCGTTAAACTGATAACGAGCCCAATTAGTTTGAATCAAACGATGAGGAACAAACCAAGCATGAGCATCAAAATACAAATCATCATACAACACAGAAATCTGAGTAGCCAAACGAGCCATAAAACCAGCAGAAATACTTAACGTATCACCAGGCTGCATATACTTAACATACAAAGGAACTAAATTATCAAACTGCATAGTAGTAATATGCTTCTTAGCAATAGAAAAAGCATTACGAGATCTAGAAATAGTAGGAACCCTAGCAAAATGCGCTTCTCTCGAAGTATCTGTCTTTAAATGCATAAATCCTCCTAAAAAATTTCAATATTATTCTTATTACGCAAATCATACAAAGAATTATCACCTGACTTAACAAAATCAGGATCTTCACCAGTCTCTAAATGCAAATCAACAATATCATTCCATTCATCCTCCATTTCCAAAATACGATTATCCTTATTAACCCTATAAACCATATACAAATCAGCAATATCGCGATTCTCTTGACCTTCCTCAAACGGAGTATAACGACGCTTACGCTCGGAAGTATCAAAAAAATAAGAACAATCATAAAAATGACAATAATGCTTATGAGCTAACTTCTCAAAATAACGGGGAACAGGCACCCGCTTACCGCCAACAGGTATGAAACCAAGACGTAATATTTGGGAATAATGAGACAAAAAATAAGAACGTCCAATACCGGAGTGCTGAGAATCAGACTGCCTAGATGTGCCAACATTACAATTCTTCCAATCCTTCTGAGTATACTGAGCTTGATACATAGCAGAAGCCTCAGTCACATCACCAATAGTTGAAAAACCAAAACGCCAAAGATCTTCCAGCTTTGGCGAAGTATACAAAAAATTACCATTACGAAAAGTATAAATCTCACGCGTCACACGACGCTTCTTTAAAACATCATCAGAAAAATCATGACCAAAACAAACTAAATGCCAATGCTTCTTACCATTCTTGCCGTACTCATGAACATTAAACAACTCTATACGCTTACCAAAAACTCGACTCACATAAGAACGAAAACGCTTCTTAAACTTCTGAATATCCTCATACTGAAAATTATTATGATAACCTTCCTTAGATTCATCATAAGTCAAAGTCAAAAAAGAATTCTGAGTATACAAACTAGCATTCAACACACAACGAATAGCCAACTCGCGAGCCTTCTTCTTACGACAATGAAGACACTTACCACAATCAAACACACGCTGAGCAATCTGACGAAAAATAAAACTAGCCATGGACCAATGACGATAAATCCTCTGACCCTTAGAATTTGTGTAACATAACGTAGGGTCTTTACACTTCAAGCTGCACTACCAAGTTAAGAAAAACAAAGTTGAAAAATTTACAAATTAACCACAAAAAAAGGGCCCAAAAAGGGCCCTTCAAAACTACTTACGAATACCACCGCGCATCACAAACTTAACAGTATTAGCCGGATGCGGCCGAGAAGTATTAGAAAATACCCGACGGTCTTTACCGCGAGACAACGATCGACGCTTCATAGTACCTCCTTCCCATGTCTTAGACACACCAAAAGTGTGTCAGTGGGCATTGTATTAATCAAGTACCATCAATGCCCCAGGCCAGCTTTGGCCACCTCTTCTTGAACGACCTTAGTCTCCATAGCAGATCTAAATTGCTCAATAGCAGCAGCAGAAGGCTCCTGCTGACGAGTAGGAGACCTCATAGCCATAGTACGTACCTCAACAACATTAATAACGTGCTCAGGCTTCACAGGCTTTATAACGCCTTCCTTAAAAGCATAAGTACCAATCAAATAAATGCTGAAATCTTCAGCATTTAAAAACATCTCAGTATTCTGATATTTAGGATCACGAAACTCATTGACCATAGAACGTAACAAAACATCACGATTCACAGCAAAATAAGGCTGGCGATAAGCACCTACCTTAGTATCAAAAAAAACAAAACACTCCAAATCAACTTGATCACTCTTCTTACCAAACATCATTCCTCCGTATTAGAACCAGGCTTATAACCTGGTATAGTTAACTGAACATCAGAAACAGTAACACTCTTAACATCACTCAAATCAACAATCTTAGCACGAGCACGATGACGAATAGCTGCTAAACGCGCCTTCTCGCGACGAGCAGCACACACCTTACAATTAATAACATTACGCTTACGCTTCTTCCAAAACCATTTCATAAAAACTCCTAACGCGCCTACGGCTTGTTTGCTCACGGGAGAATACTCCCGTCGAGCACCTCCCTAATAATTCCCTCCTGTAATATTACAAAAAATATTGCAGGAGGGAAGAGAAAACAAAAAAAAAGCAGCGTAATAACACACTGCTTAAGCCTAGATGCTGGGAGCTGCACCCCCTCGCATCTGCGGCGCTCGCTTCCCCCGCGCGCGGTCCTCGCAACTCCTCCTCCTCCTACGTCGTCGTCGTCGAAGCTGTGGCCGCGGAAATGCGGGGTAAGCATCGCTACATAACCAAAAAAACCTACGTTTTTTTATCATCCGAATCCGGCGCCGGCTGCGGCGCCGGACCAGGTTTACTCGGATCTTTAACATCATCTAACTGCTTACGCGTTAGAATACCCAAAGCAACAGCCTTATCAGCGTTGTTGGGATTATCCATAAACTTAATAAAATCAAGCGGAGACTTAAAATGCTTCTTAATATCCTCAGGCAAATCCTCAAAAGCCCGACGAAGCTTATAAACCAAATTCTTACCCTCTTGCAAAGAATACTCACTAGCAAAATCATGACCCAAAATCTCTTGCCTAAACGAAGCACGAGCAGCAATATAAGCCGCCAACTCATCAGGCTTATACTTCTCCATCAAATAATTAAGATCAGTCAAATGAGCAGTATGCTGCTCTGTCATAGTAGGACAACCCTCATAACCAAACTGAACACGCAAACGACGAACACCAGTATGAGAAAAACCAGTCTCCTTCTCAACAACATCAACCACATTCAACTTGTGAGAACTCAAAATCTCTTCTTTCTTCTTCATAAAACCTCCTTAAGGAATTACATCAATAGGACCAAAAGAACCTTCCAAATCAAACGCATCAGTAGGACCAACACCAGCATCGCGACGAGGAGAGCCAGGAGACTGAGTAGCCATACGCTTTAAAAAATTAATCATCTTACGCATAACACCAGCAGCTTCACCCTCAAGATCAGCCTTAATCATACCCTTCTGAGCCAACACCTTCTTCATATCAGTAAACTCTTTCTCAGATACTGTACGAGCAATATCAGCCGCAGTACGATCACCCTCCAACTTCAAAGCCTGATCAGTCTGCTCCAACTTCTTAAGCGATATACCATAAGACATAAAATCAGGCATATTAATCTGAGGAGCCTCCATATGAGGAACACCAACAGAAGGCACAGGAGCACCAGATCCACCAGCACTTAAATTAGGATTAAGACCAGCCTTCACCAAATCCTTAACTTCACGTTGATGAGCAGTATTCGACATACGCTCCTCAAAAGCACGCTCTTCGCGTGCCATCGCACGATTCGACTTATTCGTCTCATTCTGCATAAGCGCATTGCCACCACCACCAACAATAGCAGCACCAACAGTAGCCAAAGGATTACCGAAAAAAAACTCTTTCGGAGAGAAAAAATCATCGCGAAAAATCATAAACGATCCAATCCAGGAACACTAAACATAGGCATAACACGAGCAATCCTACCCTTAATAAAACAACTCATCTCAATAGGATCGGCAACAGCAGCCGAAACGTTAATATTACGAGAAATAGGAGTATTACTCTGAATCCAACCAGCCG